GGGGTGGCTGGGGTTGAGACCGTGCTAATGCACACATCCGGCGAATGGATCAGCAGTTCTATCTCAATGCCTATTGGCGAAGAAAAAGGCAAGTCATCCGCGCAGGTTGCAGGTTCTATTGTAACGTATCTTCGCCGGTACAGCCTGGCTTCAATACTGGGTATCTATTCCGACGAAGACGGTGACGGCAATAAGCCAGAGCCAACGCGCAAGCCTGCCAGAACAAAGCCAGAAGCGCAAGCTAACGATGACATTATGACCATCGAACGCGCTATGGCTATTGAGAACAGCGAGGGCGTAAAGTATGGCGACATAGACAGCGACACCTTGCAGAAGATGGTGATCGGCATCAATAAGGGTCTACAAAACGGCGTGGACGACGAAAAACGATCCGAGTATCTCAAAAAGAAACTGGCAATAGGCGTGATCTTGAAGGCACGCGCAGACAAGTCAATTTGAGCGGGTTTCCCTCTCCTTTACCGCCGCCTGCTGGCCGGCGTTGTAGACCAGCAGAAAGATTGAGATGGACATTTACGAAAAAATTGAAAAATATTCAGACATCGGGTTCGGAATCGACCTGATTCATCAAGAAAAACAGGCACTAATTGACGAAGTTTTGACACCAGAAATCAAAGAAAAACTGGCAGAAATTGACGCGGAATTTGACCCAAAAATTGACACACTTTCGCAACAAAAATCGATGCTGGAATCTGAAATCAAGCAGGAAGTTTTATCCGCTGGTCGCACGGTCAAAGGAACTTACCACAGCTTTGTTTGGTCCAAGCCGCGCGTTAGTTGGGATACCAAAGCCCTGGACGGTTACGCGCTGGCACACCCGGAAATCGTGCAATTTAGAACCGAAGGGTCACCGAGCGTAAGTGTGAGGAAAGCATGAACTGCCTGACCTGCAAACACTGGAATCGGCTATTCGAGAACCCGGACATCGGCACTTGTGAAGCAGTTGACGTACCACTGGTCGAGGCGTACCGATTCCAGTTCGAAGAATGTAACCGGTTTGAGCAAGGTCAGGAACGAGACCCTTACTTCCACGTGTTTCAAGGGATGCTGGTTACATCATCGCTTGAGCCTAACTGGGGGCGAATCAAAAAATACTATTCAATTCCATTCGGCGTAATTCCACAGCCGAAGAAGAAACAACCTGCACCACCGCGTTATGCCGTGACAGACGACAAACTTCAATGTGTTGCAGAGTGGCGATCTGAAAAGAGAAGCCGGTTCTGGATCGCGCAAAAGTTGGGCGTGAGTGAGAAAGCTGTAACAACCGCCGAAACCAGAGCGATTGAGCGAGGGCTGCTATGAACCCTAACGACTATTACCGACTGAAATCCGCCGAAATCAAGGAAGCCGACATACGACTTGTTGCTGCGGTCATGAGCGAGCACGTGGGGCAAGAGAACGCGGTCAGGCTTGAATCGCTTGTGGCGCGATGTGGATTAGGAGAGCGCCAGGTACGCGACATTCTGGAGGTGCTGGTGAAAGACCACGGTTGGCCGATTGGCGCTCACGCTGGCAAAGCTGGCCGTTGGATTATCGCTAATGAGCAGGAACGCTGGCATGTGGCGAACGAGTTATTGAGCCGCGAGAATGAGCTTCGAGCGCGGCGCAAGGTGATCGAACAGGCGCACATTCCGGCGCGGTTGGAACTGGAAAACAAAGCGCCGCAAATGGGATTGTTTTAGGTGGACGCTATGGCATCTAATAATTATTGGATGAAACTCTGGTTTGACATACTTCGTGATCCAAAGATGGGTATGCTACCAGACCGATTGTGGAGGCGCGTTATTGAACTGTTTTTACTCGCTGGGCAACAAGGTGAAGAAGGTTTACTACCTAACACTTCAGAGATAGCCTGGCAACTAAATAAGTCTGAGAAGGCGATCATAACCGACCTCGAAAACATTAGAAAAACCGGAATTGTTGACATAAATGTTGATGGAGTTTGGTACGTTACAAACTTCAAAAAACGTAACGCACCTGTCAGCAGTTCGAAACGCGCAAAGGATTATCGAATGCGAAACTACGGCACAGAATTTACTGGAAAATCGAACGCAGATGATGAAAAAACCGAACGCAAAGAGAACGTAAATGAAACGTTGCGTTCGGAAGAAGAACAGAAGAACAGAAGAACAGAAGAACAGATAAATAATACTACTCTACCCCCCTTACCCCCCAACGAAAACGAAATTGTTCAATTTGGGAATGTCTATAACGACATAACCGGCAATGATCCGCAATTCACGCCGGAAGAAGTTGACGCTATTCAGGAAATCATCAAGGCTGGAGGCACGACCGCCGATTACCGCAAGGCGCTTGTAGGTATGCGAGCAAAGCGCTACACAGTTACCACGATGGCATCTGCATTGAAGTGGACGCTTGGCGATATTGAGAAGCGCAACAACGGTTACAAGCCTACGAAACAACTAAGCGCCGGACTGGACGAGATTCTGGCTGGTGCGCCTATATTCGCGGAGGACAAATGAGCACACTTGCAGAAACAACGCTCGTTATGAAACGCCTCTCGTCTGCTTACGGACAGCAGGTAGACGTGGAGCGAGCACGCGCTTACCACCAAGTACTCGGTCATCATCCGAGAATGGTACTGGCAGAGGCAGCAACTATCGCATTGACACGCGGTTCACAATTTCTGCCAAAGCCGGTTGAACTCATTGACATAATCCAGCGCAATTCACTTACGGCTCGTTGGGCTGGTGCTGACAGATACGATGAGCGCACTTGGTGGCTGGCGTACGCAAAGGGTTACACCGATTCAGACGAGTTCAGCCAGGCTGACATTGACACGATTTATTCAGGCATGAAAGGCTATGAGCCTTATAAAGACGGCAAGCCCGCAACCACGAACACGCCTGACAAGTTTCGAGAGTACGCACAAAAGGCGGCGGGATGATACTCAACGCTAACGCCCTTGCTATCCCGCTTGCGGCAAAGTCCGTTCACACGATTGTTACCAGCCCGCCTTATTATGGCTTGCGCGATTATGGTATTGACGAGCAGATCGGATTGGAAGTTACGCCTGATGAGTACATCGCTAACTTAGTCGCTGTATTCAGGGAGTGCAAGCGGATACTGAGAGATGACGGCACGCTCTGGGTGAATATAGGGGATTCATACAATGGGAGCGCGCCTAATCAATCAGGACAAAATGGTTATAACGATGGCCGAGAAAATCGGGATAAACGATATTCAACTGGCGGCGTAAACGGCTTGAAGCCTAAAGACCTTATCGGCATACCCTGGATGCTCGCTTTCGCCTTACGAGCAGACGGCTGGTACTTGCGTCAGGACATCATCTGGGCAAAGCCTAACCCGATGCCAGAGAGCGTGAAGGACAGGTGCACGAAGTCGCACGAGTATATATTTTTGTTGAGCAAGTCGGCAAGGTATTACTACGATAACGAGGCGGTGATGGAAGATGCTGCTGGTGGTCGTGAGAGATTTGGCGGTGCAAAATATGGTGATAAGGGGTTAGATAAATCGCGCAATGACACCGCGCGATTCGATGAAACGATAGTTTCAGTCCGCAACAAGCGTGACGTTTGGACAGTCACGACCAAGCCTTACAAGGGCGCGCATTACGCCACGTTCAACCCTGAACTTATCAAGCCTTGCATTCTGGCAGGCGCGCCGGAAACGTGTTGTGCTAAATGCGGTGCGCCTTATGAGAGGGTGGTGGATCGTGAAAAGCCACCCGCCGAAGTTTACACGGACAGTCGAAAACCTGATGATATTGCGGCAGTTAGCAATCCGGAATTAGGCAAAGTTGGAATGGGGCAGAAGTTACAGGATTGGTATAACGAACATCCACAAACCACAACTGGCTTTCAACCCACCTGCGACTGCAACGCCGGCACGTCAAGCGGAATCGTGTTTGACCCGTTTGTCGGTTCAGGCACGACAGTCGCAACGGCAATCCAGTTAGGGCGCAAGGGAATCGGGCTTGACTTGAGCCTGACGTATTTATACGAGAACGCAAAAGACAGAATCAAAGCGGAAATGTTACCGCTATTAACACTAATCGAACAAGACTAAACAGGAGCAAAAATGAACGACAAATTCACAGAAGATTTTATCAAAGAACAATTAGGCGTAATGGAAAAATTTGAGAAAGCAGACTGCAGTCTATCTCCTGAATATATAGCAGGACGAAATGCGGCAATTCAAAACTATCCTGATGCACTGCGCAAAATATTATTACTTGAACACGAAAACCGCTCATGGTGTACAGATATGAGTACGGTTTGTTATCAGTTTGACGATAAAAAACGTGCAATTGAAGCAGAGCGAAAGGTCGCAAATCTTCGCGTAGTGATTGCAAAGCAACAACTAAAAATCCAGCGGCAAGCGGAAAACATCACAACACTTTTGCATCTTTATACCAGCGGTGAACGATCTCAGGCACACAAAAAACTACGTGAGAAATATCGAGCATTAAAAGCGGCGTACAAGTCATTGACAGGATATAACTAATGTACCAAAAACTAATCTTTATTGGCAATTTAGGTTCAAACCCCGAAATGCGTTTTACACCTTCCGGCGATCCAGTCACGCAATTCAGCGTAGCAACATCGCGCAAGTACGGCGGGACAGACGAGACGACCTGGTTCCGCGTTTCAGTGTGGGGCAAGCAAGCAGAGTCGTGCAACACGTATTTGAGCAAAGGCTCGAGGGTGTTGGTCGAGGGGCGGTTGAAAGCAGAGCCGAACGTGTTCCAGCGCAAGGACGGCACGTGGGGCGCGAGTTACGATGTGACGGCGGAAACGGTTCGGTTCCTGACACCGAAGGGCGAGCAGGTCGAGCCGGTTGACTTTGACGTGCCGTTTTAGGAGGTGAGGGATGAGTGAACTAAAACCGTGTCCATTTTGTGGAAAAATGCCAGAGGTATACGAGTTCAATAGGCGTAAGTATTACGGCTGTGGCAGAGACGAGTGTTATACGGCTGGATTCAACGGTACTGTTACAAAGTCTATCTGGAACACCCGTCCGATTGAGGACGAACTCCGCAAGCGCATTGCTGAACTTGAGGCGGAATTAGGCAAAGACGTGGATTTGACAATTGTAGGTTTGAGAAAGGAATTGTTAAACGCACAATCTCGCATTGCCGAGCTTGAGGCGTTGGTAGACGAATTGGTGAACATTGGGGATAACCTGTTTGATTCTCTAAATCCCATTGCGTGGAAGCACGAGTGGCTTGACAAATGGTGGAAACTTTCCAGTTGCA